GTGACTGGAGTTCAGACGTGTGCTCTTCCGATCTGTTAAACAGCGCGTTGAGCTTTATCCCTAGTGTTCCAGCCCACGCCGCGCAAGATAACTGGAACTCGCGCTGCAGTTTAGGCACCTCACCTCTTTGATGGTCACCTGGAGTACGCCTCTGCCGAGCGGCGCGAGTTGAGAGAACGCGGCTGGACTTAGGTCGATGGCTCGGCTCTTGCTTGTCCACGGTCGTTTGAGATCCCTCCTACAAAGACCGGCGCACTCATCCCTGACCACGACGGTCACACAGCGAGTCGGCTGGTCCTTCCTACAGACTCGTACTCTATACGGTTTTGCGTAGTAGGAGAAACTTGCTACAGCTGCGTACCAGACCTTCTCCCCTGTGGCGTATGGCGAGCAGGTGTTGGCGAAGCCGCCGTAGCAGTAGTGCTTCGAGATGGCGTGGTGCGCGCCGTACCAGGTGGCGACACCGTGTGTCGGCACGCCGTGTGGCGTTAGGTCTGGACCACCGCTGCCGGTTAGCAGAGTGAGTGCCAGCAGGAGCGCTGTCAGCTGCGCGGTCCTAGTAGGTCAACGAAGGTCTCAAAGTCAAGGACGATCATTGAGCGGCGCTTGGTGCCAGGTCCAGGTGCGTCGCCTACGACGAGCGCGCTGATCTGGCTGGAGTTGCCGAGTACGGATCGCAGCCAACCGTCGTAGCGTTCCGAGTAGGAGCCGTTGCCCACCTTGCACTGGATGGCGATCCAGTCGGACTGCACATCGATCTTGCCGCCGAACTGCCCCACTCGAACGCCGCCGATCTTCTCGGCGACCTCTCGCTCAAAGGCGTTGCCCTTGTTGCGTGCGCGCTTGCCGCGCTTCGCCTTGTCAGCGTTCTGATGATCAATGTCTAGGTCAGACATCTTGCTCACTTGACTACCAACCTTCCCAGTCGAGCGTGCCCACCATCCGAGAGGGTGAAGGCTGACTGATCTACTTCTAGATGACCTGCCTTCAGCAAGTCTGCAATGGTCTTCCGGTTAAAGATGTGCTCGTTGAGGAAGAACCAACCGTCCGGTGCAGCTGCATCAGCATAGCGGATGCTCAACTTTGCGAACTGCCTGCCGATCTTTGGATCAAGGCACCAGGCATCTGCGCCCTCTTGCACGCAGTGGATGCCATCGTCCAGCTCGTCGCAAAGGATCTGCACCTTGATCATTTGACGCAGGCCTTGTGTCGCCACTCAAAGCGTCGGCTCTCTGCGATGACCAAGACTCTCTGAGCTGGGAAGACGATCCGCTTAGGGTCGGTGTAGTCGATGGGCTTACCGCACTCGGTGCAGTCGGTGACGGTCCAGACTGGTTCCTTCGCTGCGCCATTGCGCTTTGCCTTTACGCCTGCCATTGCAACGCCCTTACAATCCACACCAAGGTTGCGGCCGTGGTGAATAGGTAGATGAATGATGGGACCACGCCAATTCCGCGCTTGATGCTCAACGGCAGACTAGCGAAGACCACCAAGAAGAGACAGGCGTTGATGACGATCAGCGTGACGCCAACCCAGTCAAAGCCGCTCATAGGTCGCATAGCCCTGAGAGGATCGCCATTCGGTCGGTTGCTAACTCTACGGCTCCCTCAATGCTGTCCGCCTGGAATGTCAGTTCTGACCCAGCCGAGTCGATGAGTACCACCGTCCAAAGTGGCGGCTTACCGACTCGCACTAGGCCGTCGTAGTGGTAGCCGAGCTGCGCGGCGCGTGTCTCTAGCGCGTTGAGGTCACTGTTGCTCACGATTCCTCCTCATAGGATGACTGCCAAAGACCGTTATTCACCATATGCTTACGCAGGATCGCGTAGGACTGATCCGCTGTCAAGTCCGTTGTGTCGATCTGCAAGTCGTACTCCGTTTGCAGGTAGCCAAACTCGGTCACATCGCTGACCCCTTGCAGCACCCCACGGCGCTGCGTGCGAGCCTCGGCCGTAGCGTGTACTCGGACAATCACGATGCCAGGGATATGGTGCCGGAGGTAGTGCGCCTCTAGGGGCAGCCGCACATCGTCCACCACCACCAGCCGGTTGCTTGTCTTGATCTTCAGGTACTCAGCGTGCCACGCCCTGATCCAGAACGACGCATCGATATCGCGCAGCTGCGCGCCAATGTCCTGGAGGATCTCGCGGCCTGAGACCTCAATGTCCAGCCCCATCCGCCGCTGGCTGTACTGCTTGCCCTTGTCAAAGTCCTCCCCATAGCCCAGTGCAGCCACGGTGCGGATCGTCTCCGCAATCGGCAGCACCGTATACGGATGCACGCGACGCTGCTCCAGCATCGCCGCGAGCGTTGACTTGCCTGAGCCTTGCGGCCCTACGAATGCGATGTTCACTTGTTCACCCTCCTGAGATAGTCGATCCACATATGAACGCGCTGTGGATAACGCTCTAGGAATCCAATGGCTCGGTTGCAGGGTGAGCAGAGCAGCGCCCTGACACACTTGCCACACGAGACTGGCGATCCCTTTGTCCTGCCGGTACTGAGCGTCTCGTAGGTGCAGCAGCGCGGATCGTGATCCACGGTCACTGCCCTAGTCTCTCCAAAGCGGAGTGGCTCCTTGCACGCTCCGCATCGATCAGCCTGAGCCAGCCGTAAGGCCGTGTACTGCTCCATCGTCATCCGATGGTTGTAGAGCGTGTACCGCAACACCCTCACAGCTCGTTGGTCCTCAGTCTCTTTCTCCCTCCAGGCTCTCGTTACCAGAGCGCGCTTGCTCGGCTGCTCTTGCTTACGCATTCCTCTTCGCTCCAAGAATCTCGTTCAGTGGCGTGAGCCTTCCAGAGCCAGAGCGTTTAGGGGATATAGGGGTTCTATTCTTCTCTCCTTCTCTTTCTCTTTCTCTGTCCGTTGACCTACCCCTGTTTTGATCTCGCCACTTTTGTCCACGAGAGGTCGAGGTGGGGTCGACTTGATAGCGAGAGTAGTTCGACACGGCGATGACTCCGTCTCCAGATTCTGTCAGGAGACCACTTTTCAACAGGCCGTCCACACCCCTAAAGAGGCGTGCGCCGATGACGGTCTTGAGGTGCTGTCGGTTCTTGAAGATGCCACCGGATCGCAGCAGCTTCACCTCACCGATGATCGTGATGAACGCGCGGAACTGCGTGTCAGTCAGCGCCGAGATCTCTGCGTCTCGGTGTGCATTTGCTACCCACTTGAACCAAACCATTCGTCCTCCGCTCTGTGTTAGTGGCTGGGAAAGGTGGAGGTCACCAGTCTCTCCCAGCCGTAGATGATGCCGCTCAACTTAGAACGGCAGTTCCTCTAGCGCGGTCTCTAGCGCAGGGTTGCCATCGTGCAGACCCTTCGCCTTGGCGGCAAGCATTGCCTCACCCTCATCGCGCACCTGGGCGTTGACCCACGCGATGCTCGGCTTCCTCTGGCAGAAGGTGCCGTTCGACTTACCGCTGCATGCGTAGAACGCGTTGTACGGCTTGCCAGCCTTGCTCGTACCGGCAGGCTTGAACGACCAAGCGGTGCGGTGGTCAGGGCATTCGCCATCCGCGAACAGCATTGCTGCTGCTACGGCCACATCACTCGTAGAAACCGACGGCTGAGATACCCTCACAGAATCAACGGAGAGGGGTCTAGGAGCCACGGAGAGGCTCGCTCCTGTGCCTGACGCATAAAGAGACCGCCCCACACCAATATGGGCTGCACAGCGGCGCAGAGCGTCGCTTGCTGCTGACTTGAGTGGCTCGTCATCCTGAGCGCTATTTGGGTAGCCAAAGTCCTGTCGAACGGTGGTCACGCCATCAATGACAGCGATCAGCGTGCCGTGAACGACCGAGCGTGCGGCGTCCGCAACCTTGACCTCAAACTGCCAGCCAGCCAGACCGAGCACATCGTCTAGGCGCTGAGCTACGGCTCGTGCATCTGCGTAGGTAAAGGTAATTCCACCGCGCCCTGGTCGCTGCTTCAGATCTGTGCCGGTGAACGGTGCGGCCAGTGCCGCTGCGATTTGCTTACTCATTCTCTGGTCCTCCTAGAACTTCAACGCTATGCAGAACTGCTGCAATCAGGTTCTTAGAATCCGCCTGCGCGGTGTGTCCGCTCTCGAACACGGTTCCCTTCTTGACCGTATATGCCGCCTCCAGATACTCCTCCTTCTCCTTGACTCCGAGCAGCCACGCCCTCTGGAACCGCGTTGGACTTGGTGGTCCGTTACGATCCTCTCCAGGTGCGAGCTGCAAGTGAACGAAAGCGTAGTAGTCCACCGTCTGGTGGTCTGCGATGTAGTCAAAGACGCTGACCTCTACATCGTCGCCTGCCGGTCGGCTCCACGCCTTGGTCTTCACATCGACCCTCAAGCCGCAGACTTCGTAGTCGTGCGTCGTGAGGTTGATGAACTTCATCGGCATCTTGCGCTCTGCGATCACCGACTCAAAGGCGGCCTGACCAACACACCCAGTCCAGGTGGTGTTGCCCTTCGCCTTGTCCTTTCGGAATCGCAGTGAGTCCTTGGAGCGCGCTGCGGCGTACATCTCTTCTGCCCTGACGATGATCGCAGGGGTGATGATTACTTCAATCACGCTTGATCCTCCTTACTGAAGACGCGGAATACTCGCGCCCCTGGCTTCTCTGATGTGAAACGTGTGATCGCCTCACCGTAGGTGTCTGGCGCAACCGTTCGCAGAACATCCGCGATGCTCTCCCAGTCCACCTTGACGCTGCTCTTGTTGGTCTTCCAGGTGGCAAGCCAGCCCTGACCCTTGACGCCCTCACCGTCTGCGATGGCTTCCTTGATGGCGATTGCCATCTCCTTCAGCGCGGCATCGGCAGCCTCTGCCTCAACCTTCGCTTCGATGTAGAGGCGCGCGATGTGATCGAGCTGCGGATCAGCCACGGCGTAGGTGTTGTTGCTCTGCGGATTGACTTCAGCGAGCGTGTCGCTGTCGTTGCCGGTTAGAGGTGGCGGAGTCTTGGACTGCACCAACTCGCGGAACAGGACCGCCTTGTCAAAGAGTTGCGTCTGGTAGACAGGGTCAGCCTCCACGCGCTCAATGCGGAACACCAAGCCAGAGAGCAGCACGGCCACATCGCAGTACGACGCGCCAGTGATGAACATCTGCCACTGGACCTGATCCACATACTCAGGTGGCACTGGGTACAACTGCCAGCGGCTGCTCGTGGAGGTCTTGATCTCTACGAGACCGTCGGTGTCGCCAACGATGGTGCGATCCAACGATGCCATCGCCCAAGGAAACTCCTTCAGGCGCACTATGCCGTTGCTCTTTCGCAGCTTCTTGCCAGTCTCGGCGGTGTAGTAGTCGGCGACTGCCTGCTCTAGCAGTTGACCGCGCTGTGCGGCCGCTCCGACTTCCTGCTCGCCGACCTGACCAGTCAACTCCGCCCAGAGTCGGTAGGCGGTCTTGTACGGCGACGAGCCGTTGATGGCGGTGATGCCGGTGGCGGTGATGCCGCCCTTCCGCATCTCGAACCACTCTGGACTCCGCTGCGGTGCGGATACAAACTCAAAGCGCTTGCTCATTGTGTCCTCCCCAATACTGGCTGACTCTTAGCGATCTGGATCAACAGCGCCCAGCAGACGCCGCAGATCTGGTTGCGCTTCTGCGTTGACTTGGTCTTGACTGGACCCTTGCAGTAGGCGCACCTCATCGTGAAACCAACTGAAAGACCAACACGGCCAGTACCCAGAATGCCATCACGGCGACGGTGAAGCTGAAGCGCTCACGGTTGTGCGCCTCTCGCTCTAGGCGCTGGAAGTCGCTCACAAAGGACTTGTGCTTGACCATCCTTGGAGTGGACCTGCGGTTGATCTTCATAGCGAACCGCCAACGATCAACACGAAGATGATCGATGCAACGAAGATGGCGTAGGTCGCCATCTCAGCGAAGCTCGGCATCTCGGTGTATTCACGCAGACCTGCAAAGTCCGACTTAGGTCGGTTGCGATTGTCCGGTGTGCGCGGATCGTAGTACCGCGTTCCCTTGCCGCCAACGACGCGGCTGAATGTCTGTGGGTTCCTCTTCACCTTGACCTCCTGTACCAGCAGAGCCGAATGGCTCATTCCTCACTGGCAGGAGCAGCATACGCTCAACGGCAAGCAGCCGTCAACCCCACGCGCACAACTTGTGGTGTGAATATGTTTTACGCAGGGTGGATAGTCCCCTGGGTGGAGGAGGGACCACCCAGGGGAAGCCGCCTAGGACGGCTGTGTCAAGTCCTCTTTGGCAAACTCCACCAGGAGCTTCAGGCAGATGCGGCAGATCTTCAGGTCAGCAGACTCGATCTCCCAGACACGCGCTCGGATCTCGCAGACAGCGCAGGTGTCGAATGGCTTGGCGACCTTGACTGGCACGATCTACTCGTGGGTTAGGCCGTAAGCGCTGTTATCGCGATCCAGTGCCTTGACGATAATCCCAAGCCCTGACGCGAGTCCGGCTGAGACGATGGTACGGAAGTCTCCGCCCTGAATGTCCAGGAGTGGGATGCCGAGACCCAGCGCCACCGAGATGCTCACCGTCAGGAACGTGCGGATAAAGTCGAGCGCAATCTCATCGATCTGCGTGTTGGTTGCGATGGACTTGATGGCTGTCCAAATGTTGTTCACTTCAGGTTCCTTTCGCTTTCTCACTTTGCACTCACAATCAAGAGTGCCTTGTAGTCGGCAGATACTACGCCTGCCTTGACCTTGCTGTTGGCAATCTGGCGCAACTGCTCCTCTGTGATTGGCACGCCGTACTTCTCAGCGGCTTGCTTATCGTCACGAGTCGGACACGCCCACTGCCAGCCATGATCGGCGCACCAACCTGCGGAGGTCATATGGCCGTAGCCTGCCTTTAGGTGTGCTGGGTCCTTCTTGGTCCACCACTTCTTCCAGACATCGTGCCACTTAGAGATCCGCACATCTGGGTAGCCGACAGGCTGCTGCACCCAGACCATAAGAGCAGCGCCCTGCTTGGCTGCTGCCATCGCGTCATCCCAAGACTTCGCGTAGCGCGCCTTGCCGCCGAGTACGGCGATGGTCTTGACGGCTTCAGCCAGCGAGCCACCTGCGTCGTTCTTGCCCTGCACATCTTTGCGCCCTGTCGCCTTCTCAAAGGCTGCGACGCCCTGTGCAGCGCTGTAGTCCACCGTGTAGCCAGAAGCCCACGAGACTGCGGCGGCAGCCGATGACCAGGTGCAGTCATCAAGGATCTGATTGGCTGCGCCCTTGACCTGCGCTTCAGCGTCGGCGTAGAGCTGCGACTTGACGCGGTACAGCGGCATTAGACGTTCTCTTTCTTGATCAGCACGGCGACTGCTCGACCGGCTGCGTCGAAGTCCAGCGCGGCGCTGATGGGGAATCCCTCTGTGCAGCCCTCTGAGTAGTCGTTGCCATCTTCGCCCTGCTTCCAGAGCGTGCCGCCAAAGGCGCTATTCTCGGTGTTCAGCACGAGTGCCACCCACTCACCTGGCGCGGTATTGATCCGCGTCCAACCCTGCTCGTGGATCTGCTCGATGTGATCTGCTGCGCTCATTATTCCTCCATCCACCTAAGTGGTCCAGTGACGAGCCAGATGATTGTCAGCCCACCGAATAGCGTCGCCATCGTGGACTGCGTGTCGCCCTCTGGCAGAACAACGACAGCAAAGAGCAAGCCTAGGATCGTCCAGGCTCCGCCGACTAGGTCAATGATAATCCGCTTGATCACTTGTCTGCCTTTCTCGCTGCACTTGCAGCTGCTGCACTGGCTGCGGTCGATGCTGCGGCGACGGCCGCACTGGCTACCTGACCGATGATGATGGCGATGGCGACTGGTGCAGCCTTCTGCTTCTCAACCGGAGAGAGATCCTTGCCGAGATTGGCGATGGCTTCCACAGCCTGCGAGACGGTCTCCGCTACTGCGGCTGCCGCCTCTCCGACTGCTTCGCTTACTGCCGCAATAGTCTCACCGACGACCGCTGCTGCTTCTTCTGCAATGTTATCTGGTGAGGCACTCGGTGAAGGCGTTGGCTCCACGCTCGGCTCAGGTGTCGGTGTTGGCTCTACTGACGGTTCAGGAGTAGGTACAGGAGTGGGAGTAGGAGTAGCGGTAGCTGTCGGAGTAGGAACTGGCGTCGGCTCGGCCGTGGGCGACGGCTGGGGTGTGGCAGTCGGTGTCGGTTCT